GGCAAGAACGCTCATCAGATATCTTGTTGCCCCAGTTTTAGCTTCCAGTTGTCGTAACGTCTCGCGCCCACTCTGGCGTACGAGTTCAACAACCTGTCCTTTAATTTTTTCCCGCTCTTCTTGTGTAAAAACTTTTGCCACAAGCCCTCCTGAAAATTACCTCATGACCAGAAATTAACACTTACCCCCTGAAGCCCGGCGGAATTTCGTTATCCGGTTCAGAAATATGATTCACACAACGCTGGTTGTTCGTGCCGCTTACCGGGAGCAACCAGGGGTTCTCAAAATTCCGGTCCGGTCCAAAAAACGTCGTCGCTCGCTGAACAAATTCCGTTCCCGCTTTCCCGGTCGCCGCCAGGTATCTCGCGTAACGCCTCACACCATCCAGCATGGTCTCTGGTGGCACCCCCTCGCGCAATCTGGCCTTCCAGGCACTGAATGCGGATTTCTTCGGGTTTGCCCCGGCACGCAACGGGTATTCCCGCCAGACCTGTTCGAACACATCCGGATAATCCACTCGTCCCACAGGCTGCCCGGTGTTTTCCGGGGCTACCCGATCGGCT